CACAAGATGTAATTGATTTGGATCCTACCGCAGATCATGCATGTCCACGTACTTTAGAGGACATTCATTGGAAAGAACTCGAACGTTTCGAGGAAGTGGCAAAGACAAATACACGTGTCAATGTCCCTTTCAAGGCGTGTTTGAAAGATGAACCTACACCTGTCGATAAAGATAAGGTTCGTGTTTTCCAAGCTGCTAGTATGCCTTTGCAAATGGCAATGCGTAAGTACTTTTTACCCGTAGCACGTATGATGTCACAGTTTCCACTGTTATCAGAATGTGCTGTGGGTATTAACGCACATGGTCCTGAAATGGACCAGCTATTTAAGCATATCAAGAAAATGGGAAAATCGCGTGGGTACGCGGGAGATTATTCGAAGTATGATCTCCGCATGCCTGCGCAACTTGTTTTCACTGCTTTTGATGTGATGATTTCATTTGCTGAAATGTTTCCGGAAAATTATTCTCCGGAGGATATTACTATTATGAAAGTCATTGCCTCAGAAGTTGCGTGTGCAGTTACTGCCTTCAATGGGGATTACATCCAATTTATTGGATCGAACCCATCTGGGCAGTCACTTACTGCATACATTAACTCTATTGTCAACTCATTACTCCATCGATGCTCGTTTTTCGCATGGGGGAATGGTAGGATGATAAAGTGCAGATTCAAAGATTTTGTTGCACTTATCACTTACGGAGATGACTATGGAGGCACTGTCAGCAAAGCAATTGGTTACAATAATTGCGATTTTGTTGATTGGTGCAAAAAATATGATATGGTTGTCACACCACCCGATAAAAAGTCGGCTGTGGTGCCATATCTGGATTGTGATGAATTGGATTTTCTCAAACGCCGTCCCAAATTTAACCCGGATCTTAATCTTGAGATGGGTATTTTGGATGAGAAATCTATCTTCAAATCATTACATTCTAACTTGCGTACTGACAAAGCAACTGATGAAGATGTAGCTGCCAGCTGCATTAATTCTGCTTTGTCTGAATGGTTTTTGTACGGTAAAACTGTGTACGATTCCCGCCGTGAGCAACTCAAGGCAGTGGCAACTGCCGCTGGTGTTGAGGAACTCGCTGAAGGATTGGCCTTGTCATATGAGGATCGAATTGATAACTTTCGTTCCAAATATAACTGGGTCTAAGTGACCTGACGTTCTACCGCCCCCCTTTGCGTTATAAAAAGGGAGCTGTTATGCCACAGTGGGAGTGATTCCCAACCAAAAGCAATGCGATTTCTGGATACCATGTGGTGTTAGTGTTAGCAAGTTTACACAACATCATATAGGCTTTAATCGTTCCGTGACATCCTACAGGGATACCATTATTTAGTGGAGGTTTAGTCAACCAACCCAAACTTGTCTTTTGTGTGACTTTGAGCAGAGTCACATGATTGTGAAACAAATCGCTTACTGAACAGAAATTTAATATAACTATGAACAAAACGATAACAAAGTCCACTGAGGAATTAGTGGCATTTAAGGATTCATCGGAATCCTGGCAGTACAGTGTGGGCAGTGAACCAGACTATACTTTCCAAATTTGCGATAATAATGATGCGGACCTCGGTAATTTTTTCGAGCGTCCACTGAAAATTCGCGATTTCCGATGGGGAACAGGC